CCTTGACATTTCGGCCAAGATTACCCCATAAATAGGCAAGCTCGCAGACGCGACACCGGCACACATGGCCAGTGGCGCGTTTTTTTATTCCAGGAGGACGTCATGAAAACATCGAGACGAGGCTTCTTACGTGCGGCCCCTGCCATTGTTTTAGGCGGGGCAGCCGCCATCGTCGGCCTTGCGGCCACCACGTCGCAGCGTGCGGCACCACCGGCTACTTATGGACAGTTTATCTACGGCGTTCCCCCGGGCGGTCGTGCCCTCGAGCCGCTCCGCTATATAACGGCGACCGAGGTGCTCCAACGTCAGGTGGAATTCCATAAGGAACTCGCGGTCCGCATCGCCAAGGCATTCGCAGTTCCGGCGCACATGTTATAGCCCGGCACCACATTTAAATTTTCACCCCACCCCAAGACTGAAGGAAGGCGATACGACAATGACTCACGGCACTGTAAAATGGTTTAACACCGCAAAGGGCTACGGCTTCATCGAACCCTCGGACGGCGGCAATGATGCTTTCGTTCATATCTCGGCGGTCGAGCGCGCTGGACTGCAGTCACTGCGCGAAGGTGACAAGGTTGAATATGAGCTCCAGCCCGGACAGAACGGCAAGCACTCGGCGGAAAATCTGTCCATCCTCAATTAATCGTTAAGGAGCGAGGGGAATACTTAGAGGAGCGGAGGCGTGGAAAGCAGGTGATAAGTTGCCTCGGGCAACCCCTTAGAGACACGCACTTACAGAGGAAGCAGGACCGCAACGGCTGTAAGCTGGACGATAAAGCAGCGGGCGAAATATAGAGTCTTAGCCGGAGTCGCGCTCGGCCCGTTTCACTAAGTATTCCCCATAATATTTACCTCCAATAAAAGGCGGTGGCCGTGACGAAGTCTTCGAAGCTCAAGGTCGTTTATCGCAAGCCATCGGATCTTATGGCTTACCCGAACAACGCCCGCACCCATTCTGAGGACCAGATAGAATTGGTCGCGGATTCCATTAAGCGTTTCGGGTTTACCAATCCAGTGCTGTTAAACGGCAAGAGCGGTATCCTTGCGGGGCACGGCAGGGTCGAGGCGGCAATCCTTCTCGGCCTGGTAGAGGTGCCGACGATCGACCTCGGCCACCTATCCAAGACCGACCAGCGCGCCTATGTCCTCGCTGATAACAAGCTGGCGGAGCAGGCGGGTTGGGACCGGGGCCTGCTTAAGCTGGAGCTCGGTGAATTGAAGGGCGCAGGCTTCGAGCTCACCGCCTTGGGGTTCCAGCTACACGAGCTCGGTAACCTTCTGGGGCCCGACGAGGCCAGCGATGAGGTCCCCGACGTGCCTCCCGTCCCCGTTTCCCGTCCCGGAGACCTCTGGTGCCTTGGCGCGCATCGTCTGTATTGCGGTGATTCCTCCGACCCGGACGGCGTTTCTCGCGCACTTGGTGTCGCCCAGCCCGTACTAATGGTCACGGACCCGCCGTATGGCGTTAATTATGATCCGGATTGGCGAAACCAGGCTGACCGAAAGGACGGCAAGAAGATAGGGGACCGAGTGATCGGCAAGGTAAAGAACGACAACGTGGCCGACTGGCGTACCGCGTGGGCGCTGTTCCCCGGCGACGTGGCCTATGTCTGGTATGCCGGTATCAAGGAGAGCGTGGTCGCCGGGAGCCTCGAGGCGTGCGGCTTCCAGAACCGCTGCCAGATTATCTGGGTCAAGGATAACATCGTCATCGGTCGCGGCAACTATCACCCCAAGCATGAGTGCCTGCTGTATGCGGTCCGAAACAAGGCGCACTGGACCGGCGGTCGTAAGCAGAACACCGTCTGGGAAATTAAAAAGAATATGAAATCCGAGACCGGCCACTCGACGCAGAAGCCGGTCGAGGCTATGCGCAGGCCGATGGTGAACAACAGCAGCGAGGGCGACTTCGTCTACGACCCGTTTATGGGCTCCGGGACCTCGCTCATCGCAGCCGAGCTTATTGGCCGGCGGAGTATTGGTATCGAGATCGACCCGGCTTACGTCGACGTGGCGGTGCTTCGTTGGCAGCAGCACACCGGCGAGGAGGCGATCCTTATGGACGCCCGGCACCGACACGGCATTTCGTGGAGCAAAGTAGCAGCGGAGAGGCTTAAGACGAATGGTAAAGGCAAAACCAAAGCCAAAGCCAAGGGCAAAGGCAAAGGCAAAGCGAAAACGCGGACCGGGAAAGCCAAGGTTTAGGCCAACGGTAGCGGAGCGAAAGCAGGTCGAGACCCTGGCGGGGCTTGGGATTAAGCGGGACGATATATGCCTGCTGGTCGTTAATCCTACCACCGGCCAGCCCATCACCGCCAAGACCCTGTCGCTCCACTTCGAGAAGGAACTGCGCGAGGGCTGGGTAAAGGCCGACTCCATGGTCGCGCAGTCCCTGTTTAACAAGGCCACCGGCGACGGCCCTGCTTCAGTCACTGCCGCGATATGGTGGACCAAGGCCCGCATGGGTTGGTCCGAGATTCAGAAGCACCGTCTCGCAGCCAAGAACGTCGACCAGATGAGTGAGGAGGAGATAATTGAATTCCTCGGCGGAGAACCAACGGACGAAGAGTTACGCGCGTTCGCGAGCGATGCATCGGCTGGCGGCACTTAGACGGGTGGGCTCTCCGATATGGGCACCGGCGCCCGAAAATACGCCGCAGCAGATGGCCCTGGAATCCGAGGCAGACGAGACGCTCTTCGGTGGGTCCGCTGGTTGCGGTAAATCTGATCTGCTCCTTGGCCTCGGCCTTACCCAGCAGAAGAAGGGCATCGTCTTCCGTAAACAGAAGCTCGATGCGTCGGCGCTTATCGAACGGGCCGGGGAAATCTGCGGTGACTACGGTACGTGGGCAGCGAAAGACCGGGCTTATGTTACGCAGGACGGTCGCAAGCTTGAATTCGGTCACGTCAGCCGCCCGGGCGACGAGCAGGCCCAGCAGGGCAAGGCCAAGGATTATTACGGCTTCGACGAGCTCGCCCATTTTAACGAGCACGAGTATGTGTTTATCACGACGTGGCTCCGCTCCGCCGACCCGAACCAGCGCTGCCGTATCGTATCCGCATCCAACCCACCGTTGACGGCGCAGGGCTTCTGGATGATCAAGCGCTGGGGCCCTTGGTTGGACAAGACTCATCCGAACCCGGCAAAGTCCGGAGAGCTTCGCTGGTTCGCCACCATTAACGGCAAGGACACAGAGGTCGCAGGTCCAGAGCCCTTCGAGTATACGAACGACGACGGCGAGATTGAGCTTATTAAACCGCTGTCGCGGACGTTTATTTCTGCAACCCTCGACGACAATCCGTATTACAGGAACACAGGCTATAAGGCGGTCCTGCAGGCGCTGCCGGAACCCATGCGATCGGCTCTCCTTCACGGTAAGTTTATGGCAGCGATGACCGACGACGCCATGCAGGTCATCCCGAGTGCCTGGATTGAAGCCGCTATGAACCGTTGGGAACCGGACGGCGGGCGCGACATACCTATGAGCACGCTGGGCTGCGATATAGCCATGGGTGGCCCGGCCAAGACGGTCCGGTCCGCACGGCATGGGCACTGGTTTGCGGAGCAGATGGTCACAGATGGGGCCGAGACGCCGACCGGAGCTGCAGCAGCCGGGTTAATAGCCAGCGAGGTCCGCGACGGTGCCCCTATTCAGATCGATACGATCGGCGTCGGGGCTGCGGCCTTCGAGCAGCTGGACGGCCTTGGAGCCCACGTCGTATCGATGGATGCCAGAGAAGCGACCGAAGAGCGCGACCGTTCTCAGGCGCTACGGTTTTATAACTGCCGGGCATGGTGGTGGTGGGGAATGCGCGAGACCCTCGACCCGGATCTAGGCGATAACATATCGCTGCCTCCCGACCCGGAACTTAAGGCGGACCTGTCGGCACCGACGTGGTCGCCAACGCCTCGAGGGATTAAGATCGAAATGAAGGAAGAGGTCGAGGCCCGGCTCGGTCGCCCGGTTGATAAGGGCGATGCCTGCGTTATGGCGAATCCTCAAATAGAACTGCCTCGAGGGGTAAGCAGTCCACGCGGTGGACCCAAGCATGCCCCGATGCCCGATAACGATTACGACCCACATAACTTTTAGGAACCCCGATGGATACCGCTTTCTTCACTCCTCCTGCACCCTATCTTGTTACCAACTTCATGCCGCTCCGGGACTGGCTCTACGTGACCAGACTGCTCGGCTGGATAGATGGTGGCGTCCTTAAGGTCCGTAAATCCGTCGTCTATGTGCTGATCGGTGAGACCGCACGCGGCAAGGCGTTCGACCTGCTGGTGTCGCTGGTATCGGACGACCCGCCCAAGGATCTCGGCGGCTGCCCGATCGAGGTTGTTGGCACCGATGTCTATCGCGTCCCCGGGAACATGACTACAACAGGGGAGCCGATCTTCCTTGAACCGGGAGAAGACGGATCGTTTGAGGTGGTCCAATGACGAAGCAAGGTAAAATCTTTTATTGCGCCGACATCGGCCTCGGTGCCCTAGCCCTCCGGAATGCCAAGAGAGTCTTGGCTCGTACTGCGTTGGACGAGGGCGTAAAGTTCGGCAGAATTACCAGAGATCGGGTGGAGGAGGAGGCATTGGCGGCAAGGTATCAGTGCCCTCTTTCTCAAGTTCGCGTGTATCGGGCGACAGTCCTGTGATGCAAATCGTTCACGATTACCCACCAGTGTGGGACGAGATCAGGGTGGCGTTTCCAGGCGTTGCAAGGTTCCGGCCCATCTTCGCTTGGGGCCCGCTGATCTATAACCCGTTTAAGATCGATGTCGCCCCGGCGCTTATCGCTCACGAGGAGGTCCACGGCGAGCGACAGATGCCCGACGTAAAGGGCTGGTGGCGACGCTATATGGATGATATGGATTTCAGGCTGGCCGAAGAAATACCGGCGCACGTCGTCGAGTATCAGTTTATGTGCCGGACTGGACCACGGCAGGCCCGCCGGCGGGCACTTAAGGAGGTGTCTCTTAAGCTGGCCTCGCCGCTTTACGGCAAGCTGCTTACAAGATCGATGGCAGCGGATAGAATCCAGACGGAGGCGTTATGCTCGACACCGAACCCGACCTGACCCTGCTGCCGAAGGGCTATAAGCTGTCGATCGGCGACACCGTTGCCGAGGCGTGGCTTTATGTCCCACCGGAGAATCCCAAGGTGGGGCAGGGCAATATCGTCGCGGCGCTTTATGCCAAGGCACAGGAGGCCGGCAAGTCGCTGGGGCCTGTGACGTTCGATAACACCACCCCGGACGACCAGCGTATCCCGGCGGGCTCCGCAAAAGAATGGCCGCAGGGCACGATGGTGCTGATCGGAACTTGCACGGTGATCGGGCACGACTTCCTTATCCCGGACAACGAAGACCGGCGCGGCATGGATTTCCTCGCCGATCTTTCCCCGGACGATCTGCAGACGCTGCGAAAGCTGACGCGCCGGGTCGGGCGCAAGTTCTGCAAGCAGCTGTCGGACGCGGAGTGCGACGCCATAATCGCCGAGCGAGGCCCACAGATTTCCGAGCTGCAAATAGCCCACGCAGTTAACGGAGGTGGGGAATGAGCCGCGCGATCGTAGCGTTTCACAGCGACTCGAATCATTGGCTCGCATCACACCTGCGCAACGGGTTCAAGCATTGCCTCGTGGCCGTTCTGGACCCGGACGCTGGCTGGATAGAAACAGATTTCAGGCGAGGGACGCCGACCATTCGCTTGATGTGCGAGCCTGGCGTTGATCTCATCGAGCACTACGACAGCATCGGCTTACTGGCTGTCGAGACAGAAACCATAGACACCGAATTCCGCGCGCCATACTTTGTTGCCAATTGCGTTGGGATGGTCAAGGTCGTCCTCGGCGTCCGGAAACCGTCAATCGTCACCCCGTATCAGTTATGGAGATTCCTGCAATGATGACATTAACCTTCCCCGGAAAGAGCTTCTTTTCAGCACCCAAGCCTGCGCCATTGCCCAAGCCAGCGCCGTTGCCGGACCCTAACGATGCGATCTCCAAGGCTGCGGAGAAGCGCGCGCAGGAAGCGGCGCTCAAACGCAAGGGCATTTCGCAGACCAAAAAGGCCGGCGCTCTCGGTGATACCAGCGAGCCGACCATTAACCGTCCGACCCTGCTTGGCGGAGGAGCTTAATGGCAGACAAGGAAGTCGTCGATATCATTGCCAATACCAAGCGCGTCGTCGGTGAGCGCACCGACCTCGATATGCTGTGGGAAGAAATGGCCGAGGTGCTTGCACCCGATCGTCGCGGCTTTACTGGCGCGCCGCTTAATGCCCGGCGCACCGAGAAGATTTTCGACACGACTCCGCTCATTGCCAAGCGTGGCCTGACCAACGCCATCGGCTCTATGCTTCGTCCCAAGACGTCCGCTCCCGGTAAGTGGTTCGATATGATCACCGAAGACGAGCAGATGATGGAAGACCGCGAAATCAAGGGCTGGATAGAGCACGCCGAGGGGAACCTGTGGAGCGCGCTTTATAATCCCAAGGCGCATTTTGTGCAGGCCACCGGCGAGGTCGATAGCGATATCGTCACGTTCGGAACCGGCAACGTCTTCTGCGGCAAGCGATCGGACAAGCGCGGTCTGCTGTTCCGGGCGTTCCACATGAAAAGCGTTTATGTCGAACTGAGTTCCGACGGCGAGGTCGATACCTATTACATCCTCGAGATCCTTACCGCCCGCCAGGCTTTGCAGCGGTGGCCCGTTTCGTCCGGGGCCAAGGTCGGTGCGAAGGTCATGGAAGCTTTCAACGAGGAGGGCGGCAAGAAGAAGGACGACAAGTTCAAGTTTATCTGGTGCGTGTCCCCACGTTACGAGCGCGACCCGCGGCGGGAGGATAACCTCCACATGCCGTGGCTGTCGAAGGTGGTGAGCGTCGACTCTGAGAGCCTCGTTATCGAAGAAGGCTTCGAAGAAAACCCGATGGCCACGCCGCGCTGGGACACCCGATCGAATGAAGTCTATGGGCGCGGTCCGGGTATCCTCGCCCTGCCCGACGTCCTGACCCTTAATCAGATGGGCAAGACCATGCTGCGGGCGCTGCATAGAGCCGTCTCTCCGCCGTGGCTGCTTCCTTCGGACTCGATGGTCAACGCGCCACAGAACAGGCCGGAGGGCGTTTCTTATTACGACGCCAAGGCGATCAGAAACCTCGGCCTGCGCAATCCGTTTATGCAGATGGACAGCAAGGCCAACCTGCCTTGGGGCCTTGATGCCCAGACCGCCATGCGCGAGCAGGTCTATGCGCTGTTCTATCGCAACATCTTGAACCTGCCGATCGCCGGTCCTGAAATGACAGCGACCGAGGTTATCCAGCGGCGCGAGGAATTCGTCCGCGAGATTGGCGCCGTGTTCGGAACCCTGGAAAGCGATTACACCGGCCCGATGGTGGAGCGTGCTTTCAATATCATGCTGCGCACCCCGGGCGCGTTCCTGCCACCGCCCGAACGGCTGCTTAATAGCAAGGTCAATTTCAGGTTCTCCAGCCCGGTCGAGAAGGCCAAGCGCCAGATCGAAGAAGCTCTGATCGGGCAGGGCATCAGTAAGATTATGGAGATTGAGGCGGTCCATCCGGAAGTCGGTGACGCAACCAATTGGCAGGAGCTCGGCAAATATCTGACCGAGAGCCACGAATTCCCGAACGAGCTGATCAATCCAAAGGACGCTATGGATTCGCTTTCCGAACAGCGCAACCAGGCTATGCAGAAGGAACAGGAAATGGCCGAGGCCGAACGGGTCGTCGGTGCGACCGCAACTATTGCCGGGGCCGCAGGCGACCTCGGCGCAGCAGGAGTTATGGGAGGACAGTAGAATACGATGGCCGATATCCATGTCATGCCAACGAAGAAAAACGACAACGAGCCGCCGGTAGCAGAGGAGCCGGATGTTTTCGTCTGCAGCTGCGGGTGCGCCACGCACTTCCTGCTCAGTACGAACGAGACTCAGTGCCCCAGCTGCGGCCTCCGGGAGCCGGGAACATGGAAGCCGAGCGGACTGGTGCTCGAAGCTAACGAAGAGGACCCCGCTGCTTTTATCGTGTACCGGCCCGGCGAGCCGATCGACGTAGCCATAGCGCGGTTTAAGCGCGCCCTGATGCGAGACGGGATGCAGGCTGCCGTGGTGTTCAATGAGGATGGCCGGATAATCTCCCACATCAAAGCCCGTCCGGCTGATACCTCGGCAGAGCGGCAGCGGTGGGGTGCTCTCCTCGCAGACTTTAAGAGGCAGGTGTTTCTAGATGGATAAGATCAAACGCGCGCGGGCCTGGTTGCGCCGCTTCCTACGCCGGGGCCGCAAGACACGACTCGAGCCGGACTTTATGGGGTTCCATCGGGACCTGTTCCGGCAGGTCGGCGTCGAAGGTTATATGCCCCGCGACGTGGCGACTGATTTCCGGCAGGTATTCCTCCGGGACGACGACGGCGGTAGTGGCCAGCGCGTCCTATTCACCCTGTTATCGTGGTGTGGAGATTACACTGTCGATGACCCTGATGACCCGAGCAGCCGAATCCCCCCGATACAGACTGAAGACCTGCATCGCTGGGCCGGTAAACAAGAGGTGGGGGGGAAGATTAAGACCGCGCTTTACGTCGACTTGACGCCTCCGCCTGAAACCCAAACAGGAAACGACTTAGGAGAGCGCGAAAATGTTTAAGATCAAGAACTTTAAATCCGATTTACTTTCTGGCGTGGCGTTCATCCCGCCTTCAATCTGTTCCATGGCCGACGATAACGGCGACGGAGACGGTGGGGGGGGTGGCGGCGACGGCGACGACGGTGGCGACGGTGATGGTGATGGCGGTGATGGGGACGGTGATAGCGGTGGTGGCGACGACAACGCCGCGCGCGGCGACGACGACCCCAATAAAGGCAAGACCGCAGACCCTTCGTTCCTCGCATCCATTGAAGGCATTAAAGACAAGGGCGTCCGTGAAGCTGCCGGCCGGGCGATCAGCGTCGAGGATCTTGCTACGCAGCTGGTCAACACCCGCAAGGCGGTCGGCGAGCGTATTAAGATCCCCGACGACAAGTCATCGCCCGAGGATGTTGCCAAGTTCCGCAAGGCCATGGGCGTCCCCGACGACGTCAAAGGTTACGACGTTGCCAAGCCGGAGCATCTGACTGAAGAACAGTTCAAGAGCGAAGAGGTTCAGGGTCGGGTCACTACATTCGTCGAGGCCATGCACAAGAGCGGGGCCCCGAAAGCATTGGTCGACGGAGCCCTCGGTATCTACTGGAAGATGGAAGCCGACGCCGCTGCCAAGCAGATCGCTGACGACGTTGAAGGCATGAAAGCTGGCGAGGCCGCGCTACGGACCAAGTGGGGCAAGGACTACGATGCATTTACGGCTCTCTCACAAGCCTTCTGGGAAAAGCAGGGCGGCGAAGAGCTGGGCCAGATCGCGCTTAGGGACGGCTCGCTGCTGGGCTCGCACCCGTTGTTTATGGAGGTCGGGGCATTGTCCGGTCGCCGTATGGGCGAGGGCGAACTGCAGACTGGTCTCGAGGGCACCGATGCTGGCGGCGATCTTTCCGCACAGGTCGATAAGCTGACCGAGCAGATGCATGCCGCGAGCGCGGCAGGTGACAATGCCAAGGCTAACAGGCTGCGTGACGAGCGTGCGCCGCTGATCGAAAAACTCTCGGGCACGAAACGCGACGACGCTCTTGTCGGGTGACGCGCCTTCATTTATAAACCACAGCCAGCAACCAATGGGGTCCCTGCTATTTTGCAGGGACCCACGACGGCCAAATTTATTCTTTAGGTTATTTCAACCAGGGTCGGACCCGGCTCCCCTCGTAAGAGGCCCGGGTAAGGCTAACGCAGCTCCGAGGCTCTAAAGTTATTGAGACCGGCCCGGTAACGGCTCCCCGGTCAAGGTGGCGGAGGACTCCCCAAGGGCGACTGCCTGCTAAATCCTTTTAACCAACCAAGCAGGTGAAATATGACAACTAACATTAGCAACTTCTTCCAGACCGAATATCAGAAGGACGTCCAGCACGTCTTTCAGCGGAAGGGTTCGTATGTGAAGTCGACCGTCCGGACAAAGGACAACGTTATCGGCTCCTCTACGAAGTTTAACGTTGCGGGTAAGGGCACGGCTTCGACGAAATCTCGTCACGGTCAGGTCCCCCCGATGAATTCGAGCCGGACTCAGGTTACGGCCACGCTCTCCGACTATTATGCCGGTGACTGGTACGATGATCTGGACTCGGCGAAACACGAAACTGACGAGGCGATGACCATCGCAACGACCGGCGCTATGGTGCTCGGTCGCAAGGTGGATGAACTCATCATCCTCGCGCTCGACGGTACTTCCAACTCGGGGACCAGCTGGACCTTGACCAGTACCCAGACCATTGAGAACTCGGCTCTGGCGATGGTTGAAGCCCTTTGGGCTCTGGACGTGCCAAACGATGGGCAAAACTACGGACTGATTACTGGCCGCTGCTTCTCGCAGCTGTCCAAGGTTCCGTCGTTCGCCCGAGCGGACTGGACTGGTGCCGATGGACTGCCATTCGTTACTGGCGCTCCTGTCGGACTCGGAAAGTTCAAGGACTGGATGGGCGTTAAGTGGCAGGTCCACATCGGCCTGACGGAAGCCTTTACGGGGACGTCCGCGTCTACCCGTAAAATCTACGTCTACAACAAAACCGCCGTTGGTTTTGCTATGGCCAAGCACGCCAAAAACATCGCGAGCAATCCCGGTGTTAAGGCATCCATGCAGTACTACAACACGCACGAAGCGTGGTTCGTCAATCATCTGTTCAGCGCCGGCGCCGTCCTCATCGACGACAGTGGCGTGATCGAGCAGACGTTTAACGATTCCACCGCTCTCGTGACAGCGTAGGAGGGACCCATGACATACGCAGCCGCAAATCTGGCTCTTATGAGCTCTGCTAATGGGTTCAAACATTACCGCTACGACACGCTCGATGCGGCCACCGCCGTTGATGGTTCGGGGTATTTCGATGATGCCTCCGGCCAGCTCAATATCGGTGACCTGATCACGTCCTTCGATTGGACGACGGCCATCCGCACCGGCACCATTGCCGATGTTTCGATGCACGTCGTGGTTTCCAATTCGTCCGGCGTGGTTGATCTGTCGAACGATCTTCTGTCGGCAACGGTTACTGACTCCGACTAACCGAACCCAGGCGGGCGGCGGGGAAACTCGTCGCTCGTTTCCGGTTTCACAGATAGAGGGAATCACCATGACGAAGGTTAAAATCAGCAAGCCAGCCAAGGCACGTATCGCCAAGGCCCGGAAGAAAGCAAAGGCGCGGGAAGATCATGTCGCCAAGGAACGTGCCGAGACCGGCAACAATGCCGCCAAGGCCAGCAAATAAAGGTCTCGCCATCGTCTGCGGCGGTGCCTGGACGGTGGACGATGATTACGCGCTCGCGCTCCGCAGGTTCCCTGACGCCACCGTTATCGCCGTCAACGGGGCCGCGTGGCGGGTAAGGGCGCACCACCTGTTTTCCCTGCACCCGAAAGACTTTATCGATCGTGGATGGATTCAGAAGCAGGAGTCCAGATTCGGACCCGGGTTTAAGGTCAACGGTGCGAGAGCGAAGAATAAGGCAGATCAGGAATGGCGCGCTCGTGAGAATTCATACGTGGACAGGTGGTGGCCGGGTGTATCAACCGCTGGAACCTCGGTCTGGGGCGGCGCGCGGCTCGCCAAGGCCATGGGCCATGACCGGATACTCCTTTGTGGGGCTCCGATGCAGCCTGGCCCTTACGCGCACGGTGGCCCAGCCCCAGCCTTCCTTGAGAGTGATATCCTCGAGCAGTATCGCAGCGCCATCGCAGCCGACACGGAAATGCATAAGGTCACGCGCTCAATGAGCGGCTGGACCAGAGAGATTTTAGGAGGGCCTTCATGGTCAAGATAGGTAAGGCAGGGGATATGCCACGCGGTTACAAGCCAGGCGTCGACCTGCCGGGCAGGCCGGAGCACTTGCCGCCACCGGCACCGCAGGACAGCCCGAGGAACGAATGGACCGGGCCTGTTACGGTCGTCACCATGCTGCGTCGATCAAAGGAATACACGGTGGCCGATGTGCTTAAGCTGAAGGCCGCGGTCGAGCGTAACGCGGAGCGCCCCGTCCGCTTCGTCTGCCTGACCGATTCAGCGGCTTGGGAGTTTCCGGAGGGTGTCGAGGTCGCAGAGCTTCGCCACCCCAGCTGGATAACCAAGCAATCCAAGGTCGAAATGTTCCGCCCGTCCCTGTTGGAAGATTGGGGACGCACACTGTATCTGGATCTCGACACGGTTATATGCGGCTCGATCGAGGCCTTGCTTTCCTACGAGGGCGAATTCGCAATGCTCGGGGACTTTTCAGATCCTTTCCGCAACACATACGGCTCCGGGATGATGGCATGGGCACCCACGATCGGGAGCGATATCTATGACGCCTTTGTCCAGTGCCCGGAAGACGTCCGGCTGGATACCTACCGCGTCGGCGGTGGCCGTGGCGACCAGCTCTTTATCCGTCACTACACACCACTTAAGCCCCACCTCTGGCAGGAAATGTTCCCCGGTCAGGTTGTTTCTTACAAGGCGCACTGTCAGTACGGATTCCAGCTCCGGGAGGCCCGGGTGATCTGCTTCCATGGCAGGCCGAAACTCGGAGATATTGAAGACCAATGGATTTTGGACCACTGGACGTAAGGCACCACAGCCATCTGCTGCGCCTAATAGTCGCCTCTCATTCGTGGAAAGCCGGTGCCGAGCTTGGATTGCTGGAGGGCCGTACCTTTCACACGCTGTTAAGAGATTGCCCGACCCTGGAAACCCTGATCGGTGTCGATGCGTTTCGTTATATGCCGGACGCACCGGGTGGCGAGGTTTACGCGAAAATCGATCACAGCCTTAACCGAAGCAAGTGCAAGAAGGTTGCCCTGCAATTCATCGGGCGGGCGCACCTGATGGAAATGACCACGCACAAGGCGTCTTTAGGTGTTCCCGATGCGTCGCTGGACTTTGTGTTTATCGACGCCGACCACTCCTACGAAGGGGTGCGCGATGATATCGCCGACTGGACCCCGAAGGTTCGCGCCGGTGGCTGGGTGATGGGCCATGATTTCGCCCCGGAATTCCCAGGCGTCGAGAAGGCGGTCACCGAGGCGTTCGGCAGGCACGTCGTTCCTGTTGGTTCTGAGCCTCTTTATGGCGACGCTCCTACCGTCTACCTGCTCCCCGGTCGCATGTGGGCTGCTCGACGGGCATGGGCGAAAATCTGATGTGGTTCGTACCAACCCGGGGCAGACCGGACAGACTGCAGACCTTCCTTGATGCGTGCGTTGAAACTGGAATGACCATGCCGGGCGTTATCGTGGTCGACGGCGACGACGCTGGCGACTATTCGAACGTGCGAGTGCCGGATAACTGGACCCTGTATGTGGCGCCGGTCAGGGCCGGTCCAGCCGGACGTATGCAGGCGTTCTTTGAGGCGTTCCCCGACGAGCCTTTTTATTCGATCGTCAACGACGACGTGGTGCCGATAACCCCCGGATGGGATGTCGCACTGGCCGAAGAGGCCGGGGCCTGGAATATGGCTTACCCGGACGACGGCAACAACGGCGAGCGCATGGCCACGCAGTTTGTACTCGGTGGCGATCTGGTCCGAGCCGTTGGAAGTATCAGCCTCGGATTTATCCATACCCAGCAGGACCGGGCGTGGATGGATATAGCGCGGGGCATTGACAGGCTTCGTTATCGCGAGGATATTCTCCTGCGACACGACCACTGGACAACCGGGCGCGGCGAAAGGGATGAAACCTACGCCAAGAACTTCAACGGGAGATCAACAATTAAAATGGACCGCATGCGTTATTCTGGATTTGCCGTTGAGTTACCCGCCATGATCGGACAGCTTAAGGAGGTCGTCCCATGCGTATCATAGTCCTCGGAGCCGATGGCTACCTCGGGTGGCCCACAACCATGTACCTCGCAGCGCGCGGCCACCACGTACTGGCTATAGACAACTATCTAAAACGCAGCTTGGCCCGGGCTGTCGGTGGGGTTGCCCTGAACGACCCGCCGCTACTTGGTTCCCGATGTCAGGAATTCAAAAGATTGACCGGCATTGAAATCGAATATCGCAACGCCGACTGCACGGAGCATGAACGCCTTCGCCGGATGGTCCGGGATTTCAAGCCGGACGCCATTATCCACTACGCCGAGCAGCCGTCCGCCCCGTACTCAATGATCAATTACGACACGGCGAAGCAGACCCTTGATAACAACCTGCACAGCACCTTGGCGCTGGCCCATGCGGTCATTAAGGAAGCGCCCGATGCTCATATCGTCAAGCTGGGCACCATGGGGGAGTACGGCACCCCAAACGTGCCGATCATGGAGGGGTGGCTGGACCTTGAACTGAATGGTCGCAAGCAGCGATTCCTCTATCCTTCCGAGCCCGGCAGCCTTTACCACGTTACCAAGGTGCAGGACACGCACATGCTCTGGCTCTACGCCAAGACGCACGGCCTGCGCGTTACCGATATCATGCAGGGCCCGGTCTATGGCCTCGAGACCGACGAGACCCTTATCGATGATTGCTTCCGGACCTGCTTCCATTACGACTCCGTGTTCGGCACCGTGATTAACCGCTTCGTCGTCCAGGCCGTTGCCGGCGAGCCGCTCACGGTCTACGGCGCCGGAGGGCAGACCCGGGGATTTATTGCGCTGCGCGACGTTATGCGCTGCATCGAATTGATTATCGACAACCCGGCGGAGCCCGGTGAGCTCCGGATACTAAACCAGATCACCAGCGTCCAATCGGTGCAGGCTCTTGCCATTATGGTATGCCGCGCCGCAAAGACGGTCGGTATCGAAGCGTCTATCGATACGATCGAGAACCCCCGCTTAGAAGCGGAGGACCACTACTTCAACGTCGAAGCGAAGGGCCTAAAGGAATTGGGCCTTGTGTCGTCACCGCTTTCTGAGGATTCGATTATCTCTATGATCGAGGCGGTCCGGCCATTGGCTTCCCGCGTTGATCACACCCGCATCCGCCCGCTACATCAGTGGCGGAGGCCCTAACCGAAACAAGGAGAGCTTTGAAATGACGACGCCGAAAAAACCAAAAGACACTATCTCTATCATGCCAAATTCCCTGCGCAACCATGAACAGTCCACGCATGGCTGCGTTTATGTTTTCCATGGTCCGCATAAGATCAAGTCGCTTCTTAAGCCCGCACCCTGGAAGGGACTGGTCAACCTCGAGCGCCCGAATGATGGCTATCTTCGTCCGAACGACAAGGTCGAAGTTGCCATGTGCGAATATACGCATATCGGCACAGAGCTCCACGTTGCCAACGTGCTGGAGACCGCCACCTTACTGGTCAAGCAGATTACGTCTGCCGGTCCTATCATGTGCCTGATCGGTGAAATCTACGACCACCGTCTCGACTCCGAGCTCGAAGCCAAAGCCGCTTAATATCGGTCCCACCCGTTTGAACAGGTAGAGGCGAAGCCCATGGCAACACTTCACGGAATGGTCAACAATGCATTGCAAAAGATCAAAGTCTCGAAGCGGATTAGCGACCTTGAGGAAGATACCAAGGAAGCCAACGCCGCCGAGGAAGTCTTTTACGAGTTGTTGGAAAATCTCCTCGAAATGCATAAGTGGAATTTCGCCTCTGCCCGGGTCAAGGTGGCCCAGGCAGACGAGACGCCTGCATTCGGGTGGGACCATCAATATACGCTGCCCGGCGACTTTATCCGGGTCAGCGAAATGTGGGACAACGCGGACATGCGCGGACAGCTGACCAAGTATCACTTGGAAAAAGGTGTCATCATGACCAACTCCGACGACGTTTACCTGCGATATGTTTATCGGTGCGTCGATCCCAACCTCATGACACCGACCTTCCGGGCCGCGTTTTCCAAACTACTCGGGTCCAACCTTGCCGTTGCGCTGGCGAATTCCACAACACTGCGGGACAAGCTGTTCGACGAATTCATCGACGAAGACCTGCCGACCGCCAAGAGCGCCGATGCGCTGCAGCAGGGCGAGGAACGGCTCCCAGAGTCGTCATGGGTATTGATACGCGGTGGTGGCGACATAAACGATTTTACCCCGGGCGAACCATAAGCCATGACAACCCGCATCCATCCCCTGCAGGAAGCGTTTAACGCTGGTGAATATGGCGAGCGGATGCACTCCCGGGTGCTGTTCGAGAAGTACCAGAATGCCGGTGCCATCTATGAAAATATCCTGCCCTTGCCGCAGGGTGGATTTACCCGCCGCCCAGCGTTCCGTTATATCGCTGCCGTTCAGGATGCGACTAAACGCTCGTGGATGCTGCCGTTTGTGTACGGAGACACGCAGGCTTACGTCCTGGAACTCGGCGACAACATCGTCCGGGTTTACAAAAATCAGGCCCAGATCGCCGCCGCTGACCTTACCTCGGCAGCGATTACAAACGGGGACTTCCCGTCCAATATTACCGATTGGGATGACGTGTCTACGGGTGCCGGCGCGATATCCCACGATGCTGGCAATGGACGCTTGACCCTTACTCCGGGCGGAGCGACATCAGCCGATATAGCGTCGGCGGAACAGGACGTCACAACCGGCTCGACCGCAACCGCGCACGTCGTTCGCTTCCAGGTTATAGGCGATCCCGGAGACAAGGTCCGCGTGCAGGTAGGTTCGGCGACGACGACCGCCGACTATCTGACCGAGGCCATTAAGGAAGTTGGCTGGCACACCGTTGAATTCACGCCCGCGGCGAGTCCGTTCTATCTGCAGTTCCGGGCATACGGCACCGATCAAAACAAGGCGGTGCAGATCGATAACGTCTCAATCCTTGATAACACGGCTGTCCAGCTTACGACGCCATGGGCCGAAGCTGATCTGCCGAATCTCAGTTATGCACAGTCTGCCGATACGCTTTACGTCGCTCTGGGCGGCGCGACCCGGGTTTATCGTCTCGAGCGCTACGGCCATCAATCCTGGTCGCTCGTCAATGTGCTGTTCGAGGACGGGCCCTATCTACCAAAGAACACGACGACGACGACACTGAACCCTGCCGCAATGACAGGTCGGGGAATCGCAGTCGTCGCATCCGCAATTACAGGGATCAACGACGACCAAGGTTTCCGCGCGACAGATGTTGGGCGACTGATCCGGTATCTGGACAGCACCCCGCACTGGCATTGGATGCAAATCGTGAGCGTCGTCGACACTCTGAATATCACCGTTGATATATTGGGAGACGACTTCCATAGCAGTGCAGCATCAGCAGACTGGCGACTTGGCGAATGGAACGACACCGACGGTTGGCCTTCAGTCGTTGGCTTCGTCCAGCAGCGTCTCGGCCTCGCCGGGACGACCACCGACCCGCAAAAGTTCTGGCTCTCAAAGTCAGCAGACATTGAGCGCTTTGCCGACACCGATATCGATGGCGCTGTCCAGGCCGACAGCTCTATCCCGTATCGCTTCGCCGCCAAGAAGGTGAACACCATCAAGTGGATGGCCGTGCGCAAGCATCCTGTGATCGGAACGTCCGGAGGCGAGTGGGTGTTGCGGTCTGCTGGTGCATCGCTGGCCCCGGACGATATTGCTGCGAACCTCGAGACGTCTTCTGGGTCACCAAAGATCCCGCCAATCGAAGCGCGCAGTCGCTTGATCCACGTTCAATTAGCTGGCCGAAAGTTTCAGGAGTTTTCCGACGCGCTGCGTAACACCGGCGAGACCGGCTTCGATTCCTTCGATTTGACAGTGCTGAATGACCGGGTGCTGACGACCGGCGTCGTCCAGTTCGATTATGCCACCGAGCCGGACTCGATCATCTGGTCGGCGCGAACCGACGGACAGCTGGCGACACTCACTTATCAGCCTGACCAATCGGTCGTCGGCTGGGCCCGGCAAATCGTTGGCGGCAGCTTCCAGGGCGGGGCTACTGTTGTCGAAAGCGTCACGGTGATCCCCGGCACGAATGGTTCCGGACAGTTCAAGGATTCGACTGGCCGTGACGAGGTCTGGATTGAAGCCAAGCTGGACGTCAATGGCTCCACAGTTCGTTATATCGGGTGCCTGGAAAAAACCTACAACGGTGCCGAAGATTTGCAGCAGGACGCGTTTTACGTTGATTGGGGCCTGACCCTTGATAACCCGATCGTGATCACCGGCATTACAGCCGCCAGCCCGGCTGTCGTTACCCTCGCTGACGTCTCCACGCTTTCCGACGGCGACGAGGTCCGCATCGTCCGCGTCAAGGGGGTGATGACACCACTACTGGATCTTGCCGGGGCCACCGTTGTTGATTTCGAGGGGAATGCGGTCACCACCTCCGGCATCAACGGTAAGTCCTTCAAGCTGGCGAACGGCGCCGGGTCCACATTCGAACTGACGGACGTCGACGACGTCGACTTCGATACCTCGGCAATGACGGCTTACGAAGCATCCGGTGAGCTTCGGAAAAAGGTTTCGACGGTGTCCGGTCTCTCCCACCTTGAAGGCGAGACGGTAAAGGTTTTCGCAGATGGTGGCGTGCAAACGGATCAGACCGTGGCAAGCGGGGCGATCACCATCACCGACTCAGCCAGCGTAGTGCATGTCGGCCTGCGTTACGTCAGCACATGGAAATCTCTCAAACTGGCTTATGGAGCCCGGGCTGGGACGGCAGTAGGGAAACCGAAGAACCTGTCGGACGCCACGCTTGTGCTTATGGAGACAGCAGAGGGCGCGTTTAAGATAGCCTCGATCGTTAAAGAAACAGCAAACGCATACACCGAGCTCGACCTTCGTCAAGTCGCGGACCCGAGCGGCGACCCGCCGCCATTCTTCTCCGGCGAGACCGGGGCGCTTGGTATCGAGGGAAGTTACGACGGCGACACGCGCTTAATTCTCCAGGGCGCGGAGCCTGCACCGTTCACCGTCACCGGCATATCGCCTGATCTGGAATTAAATGAGCAAGTCTAGCATTCAGATAATGCCGTTTGAGCCGGGCCACCTGCAGTCCTTCGTCCCCGGCGCGCGAGAGGCTGCCGCTATGGCAAAGGCTGACCTGCCTGCGATGGGTGCGTTTTGGGACAGCAAGGCGCTGTCGGCCCTTATCGATGATAGGTGCGTCGGCATATTCGGTGCCGTGGAGATCGAAGGCTCCGTGACAGTGACCGTTCTTATGTCCGACGAATTGCGCGCCCGTCCGGTGTCGCTGCATCGTGGAATCCGCAACGGACTCATTGACATTTTGAACGCAGGCTATGAGAACATAAATGCAGTCGCCCGGGCAGACGACGCCCGCGGTCGGAAATGGTTAGGTCGACTCGGCTTTGAAATGGTCGACGACAAGGACGGAGAGGTGAAATACGCCCTATGGACAAAGTACTAATTACACTCGCGGAAGCCGCTGCTGCCACCGCCACTACGCAGGCGGTCCCCGCTTCCGTCATAACGCTCGGTGACGTCGTCACTGTTGGTAGTCTGCTCACGGCTGCCGGCGGCACGTATGCTTCCGGTCAAGCACAGCAAACAAATCTGGATTACCAGGCTGCCGTCTATGATCAGCAGTCAACCCGGGAGCGCGAGCTCTCCGCTCTTCAAGCAGAACGACTGGCAAAGGACAATGCCGTTATTGCTGGCCGTCAGCGCCTCGCTATCGCTGGCTCCGGCGGTGATCCATCGACAGGGTCCGCCCTTCTCCTGCAGACCGAATTCGCCAAGGACGCCGCGTTCGAGGAGCAGGTGGTTGTCGCCGGTGGTGATATAGCCTCGAATCGATTGAAACAGCAGGCCAGCCTTGCCCGGCTGGAAGGTGCCGGGAAAGCCAAGACCGCCAACATACGGGCAGGAT